AATGAATATCATATACAATAGAAAATAATTGATTAATAAACTCCTGATTGACGGAATCAGATCTCATGAATCTATACATCTGAGACAAACAAAGATCATGATCTTCAGCGAAGTTAATGATCCTATATCTTCCTTGAATTGTTTTTTTCAATTCTCTTCTCATCCAGTCAGTGAGCTTTTCATCCTTAGAAAGGGAGATCATCATCGAACTCATCTGATATAGGTTTTGATTTAAATTCTTTCTTTGGCTCTGGAGCTGATTGTATCTCAGTCTTGACATATGGCTCCCCGAATGCAGCTGAGAAATATTCTCCTGCTTTCTCTCCATGTTTGGACCATAGAGATATCTCCCATTCTTTGCCATCAATAGTCACCTTTCCTCTCCAATCTGGATGAGTATCTTTGCTTTTGTAATTGTTACGGAATATTGCTCCGCTGTTGTTTTTCTGCTCCATTTATTTATTATTTAATTGATTAACATATTCAACATAGAACTCAGTTGCAATGATCAACTTCTCGACCATCAGATCCTCAAGCTCTTTATCTCTTTCATATCTTAGTACAGTGATTCTCTTTGCAGGTTCAATATGATCTACTCTGTGCATTGATATATTCTCCCATTGACTGAGCTGATCATCATGAGTAGTCACCATACAATAGATGAGCTCAAATGAAGGTCTATCATAGAGCCACATATATGCTCTTCCTTGCCATTCATAATCCTTATTGATTCCATCTTCAGGCAGAGCTGGGAATGTATCCAATGACCATGAAGTCTTAACATCGATTATCAGATCATGAAGGATGATATCACATTCTCCGGTTAGGAATGCATTCTCAACTCTATTTTTATTCTTCTGATATTGAGTGAATCTCACTGCATTGATCAGATCAATAGAATCCTGCTCTTGTTCCTGCCCTTTGATTATGTACTTATTATTGAGATCAATATTATATCCATAATAATCCTGCTTTGCTATTGACTTAATATAGCTCTTTGCAGTTTCTGACAACTGCTCCGATTTTGATCTCGGAGCTGTCATCAGTTTACCTATTTGTGAAGGATGCCATTTCATAAGAGTAGTATTGCTTTCTGTTGTACTTCAGTTAACTCATAGCTTGATACAGCTTTCTTGAATGCATCCACTGTCATCTCTCCAGCTGCTACCTTGTCAATTCCTTTCTGGAATCTATCTGCTGGCATTGTTGGCTTACTCTTTGCTGCTTCATTTCCATCATCATCCACTGCCTGCATTGACATAATCGATTGAAGGGAATACCTTCTGAAATAGGTCACAGCAGATCCGAGCTGCTGAGCATTGTTGGATACCGGAAGATCAATGAATGATTCAATCCTATCTCCAGAGTCAATGTCAATGATTTGAGTGACTACTTTATTCTCTTGAATAGGTTGAAGGAGTAGTAATCCATTCTCCAGGAGTACAGGCTCAATCACTTCAAGCAGTGCATTGAGGTCTGCATATGATTTCTTGAAATGGGGATTAGTTGAATTCTTCATCACTTTACCCATTTGATTTTTGGCCTTCCACAGTTTCATGTAGATTCCAACCACAGGGAGATCCTGTTCTTCTGTCTTTTTTGCTCTCGTTGTCATATAAAAGGTGTTTAATATTTACAAATATAAAAATAATTATTGAATAATGTCATACCATTCAAGAAAATCATCGAAGTTTTTAGCGATAAAATAAAGACCTCCAGCTCTTTCAATTGCAGCTTGATAGATCTTCTGATCTTCTGATTGTCTATCCTTACCTATCTTCACCTCAATCTTCACAGACTTTCCGTTGATTGTAGCTGAGATATCAGCAGATCCTTTGGTACCTGTTGACTTGGTATATCTTCCTTTTCCTATGTTCCGAGTAATTCCATCTACATCTCTGACTTTCTTAGGTCCTCGATATACTCCCATTGTATTAATTCTTTCTGCCTGATGACCTGACATATCCAGGAACTTGACTATACATTGAGTCAATCCATTTGCTGTCTTATCATTCCATTTAGTTCTGGCGAGTGCTGTCAATGGCACTGCTGGATACTTCTCCTGGAGATAATCTCTCTCAATCTCCTCAATGATTGCTTTACTGATTTTGTTCATCTCAATAATAGTTTAGTGAATTCCTCAATTGTTGAATGTAAATCTCTCTCACTCATCAGGAAGGCTGTATCAGACTTCAGTAATTTATGAGTGATGATCTTATGACCTTTGTAGGATAATTCTCCTTCTTTGTCAATGCTTATCATTGTGTTATTTTTCAGATCAGTCATGATATCATTTGATACCAGGAAGATCTTCCCTTCAGCATCTGAGTGCTGCTGGATCATCATATCCAGAATCTCTGTCTTTGTCATTTTATTTGTTTTACTTGTTCATTAATTTCATCCCATACATCATCTGGCTCCTGCCTGATAGGTGATTCAATACTATACTCTATCCATCTAATATTATTAGTTTTTCCACTGAGGATCTTGTATCCTTTATGTATTCCATAGATCTCCAGGAACTGAGAGAACTTCTTCTTACTCATCCATCTCTTCAGATCAGTATATTCTTCTGTGATCCTATCAAAGAGATCATTCTTGTATAATGTTGTATTGACAGGGAGATTATCATCTTCGGCCCATTCAATGAACTCTGCACAAGTCGAAGCAAAGAGCTGTCTATTTTCATGGTTTACTCCGATCTGAGGGATCAATCCATTCTGCAAATACTTCTGTATACAACCGACCATATAATTATCAAACCTTTGGAACTGCTCATGATCCCAGTCATCAAAGAGCTGATGACCGAATTCATCATATGGAGTCATCTCTCTTCCATAGTATTCAGCAATGACCAGCTCATGCCTTCTACGTTCATGAGAATTGCCTGATCCCTTAATCGGATAGTTTGTACTGATCACCATTTTCGGAGAATCTTCAACAGTCAATTTTATAGCATCTTTATTCTTTCTCTCCAGAGTCATCCCTTCAGTGACCAATGAGAACTTAGTCTCAAAGTCAAAATTCTTTTTAACGTCATCAAATACAAGTATCTGAGTCTCTGGTGAGACAGTCTGATATGGGAATGACTTCTTATCATCAAATGATTTGCCATCTAAGATACTCACCTTCCTAACTTGCTTGATCCCTTGAATAAATAATCCCTTTCCAGTCCCCCCTTCCGGATTGTCTCCAATCTTTGGATCATTAAGGATGACAGCTTGATTGTTCATCTTATTCTTATAGTTAGTCATCAAGAATCCTACAGTTGACTCAAACGAATCAATATGAGATCCTGCAATATTACTTATGAATTTCTTATATTCATTCTCCTGGCTCTTTGATCTGATGAATTCTCTTGGAATGATATGACTCTTCCATATATATCCACTGATATCGATATAGTCAATGATCTCAATCTTATCCTTTGTGATCTTGACAATACCATTCTCATAAGCAATATAAGAAGTGCTCTTGCTATCCTTCAGGATCATGAGCTTGACAGTATCGAGCATCAGCAGGAATTGCTCTGAGAATAGATTCTGATAATTCGCGAAGTAGGACCAAACATCATCATCTCCTCTCTCAAGTAGATATGTCAATACAAAGTCCTTGATCTTCTCAACTGAAGTCTCCTGTACCTTATTAGAAGTAATCTGCACCCAAGTAGGCTTCTGCGTATTATAGGGAAAGTATTTTGCAAAGCCATTCCTCTCTAGAAAGAACTTATACTCCTTCGTCAATACTTTTATCTTAGGTCCATTCTTTGTCTGCTCCACGATCCAGAAGTCATTTGCATCCTTTGACTCCTTGATCTGATCATATGTATCATCATTAATGGAATAAGTTTTCTGAATGAATTCCTTGCCTCTTGGAAGATCCTGCTTGATACGTTTTATCTTCTGCCAATCCTCGAAGAATTTACTACCATGAACTCTCTGTTTGTATGCATTCTTGACTGTTGTCCTTGCTTCCCTTTCTGAGAAGTCATCAGCAGTCAATATATAGTTGATGATATATTCCTCAGCCTTGTATTGATTCACGCCATACTCACAGAATGCTCCAGCAAGAGCGAAGATGTATTGATTCCGTTGTCCTTCTGTATAGTTCAGATTCCAATTGAAGTCCATGATCTTCTTGATGATCTGGTCATCATCAGTAACCGGGAGCAGTGATGATCTTTCTGATTGCGTGAATCCTTCATCAACTAACTTCGGAGAGAATACCTCAGCGAATTCATTCACATAGATATTCGGATCATATGATTCAAAGCATACTCTTGATACATCACAATTGGACCGATCAAAATAATCATAGTTGAATTCATCATTGAATGCTTTGAAGTATTTCTCATGCTCTTCCTTCGTACATTCTGGAATAGATATCACTGCCTTGATTCCATCTCCTGAAGGAGAAGTGAATGCTGTGATCACATGAGGATTCGTACAAAGGTCCGCAAAAAAGAACTTCATTGAAGTCCTCGACTGAAAGTTATCAAAGTCAATGATGCACATTCCAGAGTGATAATCAAGGCCTTCCTTTGATCTCTCCTTGAATTCTCCTGCAAAGAGGATACAAGGGAGCTTCTTTTTAAGTCGATTCCTTTCTTCCTTATCTTTGCATTCTCTGATCTCTTTTATGAGCTCTTTGTTTTTTCCTTCTTTTATTCTATGGATACATTTCTCCAGAGTGATGATATGAGGGATCTCTTTGCTCTGAAATAAATCCCGAAAAATTGTAACTTTTTTATCAAGCATAGCCTATAAAGATAATATTTTTTAATCTTAGTTAGTTAAAAAGTGTATTTTTTGCTCAATGTGTACCTAATGTGTACCTAAATGTGTACCTAAAAAAAGTCAATGTTTTTGCGGCTTTCATTCATTTTGGTACACTTGGACAGATTGAAGTGGTTTTTTTGACCACCCCCCTAAAAAAAAAATTTTTTTCTCTAAAGGGAGTAAGGGGAAAGAAAGTGTACCTAATTACAGGTAAAAATCAACCCAAATTTTAACGCTTTCAATGAACTCATATTCCTCATCTATCTTCAATCCTCTTCCTGTTGATTCGATAGGACAATCGAATTCTTCTCTGAGCATTGATACATCCTTCTCAATGGATGATCTATGATATTCTGAATCCATTATCCTGTTAACTTTATTTGTGAGCTCTGAATAGCTGTACTTCTTTATCTTGAGCAGATATACTATCACTGACATTCTTCTTAATTTCTCTCTCATATAGCCTCCTTGAATAATTCTCTACTAATTAACCCGGAGATCTTCTCAAGGCCTTCATGATCTGAAGTATGCATCTTGATCTCCAGAGTGATCATATCAGCTTCCTTATCTATAACCTGGAAGAATATCTGATCTTCTTTGATTGATTCTACTTTGAATTGATTAATCCTTTCAAATAGTTCAGCAATATTAGCAAGATAGATCCAGTCCTTTGCTTTCATCCATTCTTCATGCTTATTGATTCCATAGATAACAGTTGAATGATCTACTCCCATGAGAGATCCAATCTGCTGAAGAGTCATGTTCTTCTTTTTTAGTAGTGAGTAGATATAAAATCTCATGTATACCTTTTCTCTCTTTCTTGATCTGGAGCTTAAATCAAACTCATTGATCAGTTGTATTATTTGTGATGTTGTCATTTTAATTTTTTATTAAATATTCTTCTTATTATATATCCTCTTACTATTGATGCAATTGTGAATACTGCTGTTATAATTACATTCTGACCTATTGATACAGGAATAGACAATAAAGGATAAATGATTAATTGAATTAAGAAAGACACCGCTAGACCTATAAAAGTCTGAAGGGCACTTTCAATAAAGCTATTTATTTTCGATTGCATTTGATATCAGAATAATGTTAATATTGATTCTTTTTCATTAACACAATCAGAATGATTCTTTGAATTCAATGCAAAATATGACTCTTTTAATTCAATGCTTATTGATTTTCTATTCATTTTTAATGCTGCAAATCCCTCTGATCCAATACCGCCAAATGGACTGAATACTGTCTCTCCTTCATTTGAATATAAATGAATTATTCTTTCAATAGTATCTAATTGAAGAGGACATATATGCTTTTCATCATTTCCATCTCTACCTGATCTATATTGAAGAGTTCTTGAATAGTCAATATCATACCATACAGGAGATGCGTATTTTTGCCAAAGGTCAACAGGTAGATAATCTTTTCTTGAAGGATCTGTATCTTGATGAGTTATTGGAATTTCATTATCTCCTTCATTTCTAAAAAATAAAACATAATCAGGAATGCCTACTCTTGTCATTGAAGAGTCTTTTTTGATTGTCTTATGAAGCAAACCTAATGCCTTTGTTCTTTGCATTTCAGTAACAGGATTCTTCCATATTGTCGTTCTTGAATGATAAATGAATCCCATTTCATGAAACCATTCAATCAACATTCCTGAAAAATCTCTCAATCCTATATATCCTTCCTTACCCTTTTGTATAGGTAAATCCATACAATGAATCGCACATATTCTACCAGGTTTTAATACTCTTTTTAATTCAGGAATAAGGAATTTAAAATGTTGCTCAAATTGTTTATAATCTGATACATTACCCATATCCTCTTCCTTATCAGAATAAACATATAGCTCAGCAAACGGAGGACTAAACACAACTAAATCAGCTGCATTATCTTCTATCTTTTTACTCTCTTGAACACAATCTCCATTTATTATATGATATTGATCTGTCTTTATTTCTTTTTTATTAATCATTACTTTTGATTTTGCTGTTTTGTAATCTGTTTCGCTTGAATATTTTGCCATTTCTTGAATCATCTCAAAGTGGCGTTGTTGCTTTTCTAATATAGTAGCCCTTACATTTGTTTGACTTTCAGGGATTAGAATGTGTACATATACCTTTGTTTTTTGACCAAAACGATAACATCTTCTAACTGCCTGATAAAATGCCTCAAATTTAAAATCATAAGACATAAATACCATTTGATTGCATTGCTGGTAGTTCATACCAAATGAAGCTATAGATGTTTTTGTGATAAGTGTTTTAAATTCTTTTTTTGAGAATCCATTAAGATGTTTCGCTTTATATTCAGGAGAATCTGATCCTTGAACATTTATAGAATTATTCAATAACTTTGAAATAGTATCTGTTTCATTATTTTTCAAGCCCCAAACTATCCACTGATTATCGTTAGAGTTTACTAATTCACAAGTCCTTTTAATTCTTTCATCAAATGACCTATCTAAATCTTTATGCAGATCAGTAGCTGATACAGCAACATCTCCAAATAAAGTATTAGTATTATTTTCAACTGGTATAATATGTTCAATGAATTCAATTTCAGGAAGATCATATCCATTATGGCAGAATCCTAATGTATCAGGCTTATCACAAGCCATAGACCATGTGCATACATATTTCCAGAATGGATCTTTTGCATGTTTTCTTAGTCTCCATTTAGAAGTTTCTCCTCCATCATGTACAAAGTACATTGCTAACATTTCAAGATAACTCATAGCTCCTAAGAATTCTGAATGCTGACCAAGTTCCATATGATCATTGGGTGAAGGAGTAGCAGTACATGCTAATTTATATGGAGTTCCTTTAAATCTTTCAATAATCATTGAAGAAAGCTTCCCATCTCTACCTTTTAAAATTGAACTTTCATCAAGTACTACTCCTGAATAAATAGATACATCTTCAATATTTTTTAATTGATCATAATTAGTAATATCAAATGAATCTAAGGATATACCAAATTTTAATGCTTCATCTTTTGTCTGCTCAACAACCGCTAAAGGTGCAAGTATTAATACTTTCTTTCCTGTTTCATTATATACAGCATCTGACCATGATAATTGCATTAAAGTTTTACCTAATCCACAATCAAAGAATAGAGCAAATCTACCTTTTTTTAATGCTATTTTTACTGCGTATTTTTGAAAGTCAAATAGATTATTATTTAATTTATCTTCAGAAATTTCAAAGCCAGAGCTAATAAATTTTTTCTGTTTTTCTTTTAAGAATTCTTTATAATTCATTTTTTCTTGGTTTTATCAGTTAGTATTGTTGGATTAATCTGTTCAATCCATTCTTTAATTAGTTTGATTTTCTCTTTCATTTTAATTCTTCTATTTCTTTTTTAACATTATACCAGTAGTTAAACTTCTGGAGATCTTCTATGCACATTCTCATCATTTCACTTGCAATTGCTCCGGCCATTTGTTTGCTAATTGTATGAACAACTTCCTCCTCTTCATCTGATGAATTCTCATCATAAAGCATATGATAAAAATGATAATATAGATCTGATGCTTTTTCTGAATGATTCATATCAGATCCACTTTTAAAATCAAAGGAGGCCATTTATCTGCCTTCCTCATTGCTTCTTCTTTACTCTCTGCATGAATGATCATGTATCCTATCTTCCAACCGAACTGATCCTTGAATTTATAGGTCACCTTCCAACAGGGGATTCTTCTTTCTCTTTCGCTTGACATACTTGTAAATATAAATTAAGATTAAAACTCCCTCCCTTATCATCATGGAGGCTCTTTCTGGTCCACCATTTAATCATTTTGGCTATCCCAATTGATTTCAAATTTCTTTCCTGTTCCATTGCATTCATCACATTCATTCGTTGTATAACATCCTCCGCAGCACATTGAAGCTGGCTTATCACAGTCCTGATACTCCAGGTATCCTGATCCTTCACAAAGATTGCATTCTACTTCTCGCATTGTTCAATGATTTGATTCATAATAAAAATATA